GGAAGTAGATTCCAAGAAGGAGAAGGCGAAGTTGCTATTGATGCACAGAATGTAGTACACCTAAGTCTATCAGAAGGCTTAGACAACAACTTTCCTTTTGGTAACTCATTATTAGAAACAATATTTAAAGTATACAAACAAAAAGAATTACTTGAAGATGCGATTATTATCTATCGTGTCCAACGTGCGCCAGAGCGCAGAGTATTCTACGTTGATGTGGGCAACATGCCAAGTCACTTGGCAATGCAATTTGTAGAACGTGTTAAGACGGAAATACATCAAAGACGTATCCCATCGTCAACAGGTGGAGGCACAAATGTCATAGACAGTTCTTACAATCCCCTGTCAATTAACGAAGATTACTTTTTCCCTCAAACTGCGGAAGGACGTGGATCAAAAGTTGAAACACTGCCCGGCGGTACTAACCTAGGTGAAATTGACGACTTAAGATACTTTACCAACAAGTTAGTTCGTGGCTTACGTATTCCGTCAAGTTACTTGCCAACTGGTGCTGACGATAGTGCCGCTCAATATAATGACGGTAGAGTAGGTACAGCATACATTCAAGAATTAAGATTTAATACATATTGCGAAAGATTACAAGGTTTATTAATTGAAGATATAAATCAAGAATTTAAACGCTATCTATTAGAACGAGGTGTAAACATTGATACTGCAATGTTTGACATTAGATTCCAACCACCACAAAACTTTGCGGCATATAGACAAAGTGAAATTGATAATGCACGTATTCCTACATTTACACAAATGAGTGCAATACCTTATGTTTCAAATCGTTTTGCTATGAAGCGTTACTTAGGACTAAGTGAAGAAGAACTTACTGAAAACGAAAGACTATGGCGCGAAGAAAATGATGAAAATATTACTCCACCACCAACAGATGCAGGCGGTGAACTTAGAGGCGCAGGCGTTAGCGGTGCAGGCATTGATGCAGACATGGCTGGTATGGAAGAAGAAGTTCCTGGCGGTGAAGCACCGATTGATGGAGGTGCAACTGATGCACCAGAAACAGCAACCGGTGGCGAAGGCGTTCCTCAAGAAGGCGCAACTGACGTAACGGTATAAATAACAGTATGATACTTAGAGAACTATTTTATTTTGACAAAGAAACACTTGAGCCTGTAGAAGACAAGCGTTATTCTGCTACAGATGATCAATCTCCAGTAGACTTTGATTCAACACGTAAAACAAGACTCACACTTCGCCAAATTAATCGTGCAAGATTAGCCGCAGAGGTACATAAAGAAGAGCAAGTTAAAGACTTGCATTTTGTAAGACAAATGTATGGCATAGCGGCAAACGCAGAGGCCGGCGGAGTATGATAATTGAGTATAGCCTTTGTATTAGGTAACGGATTAAGCCGAAGCCGAATTCCTTTAGAACCTCTTAGAAAATTTGGAACTATCTATGCCTGTAATGCAGTTTATAGAGAATTCAAACCTGACTATCTCATTGCTGTAGATACTAAAATGGTCAACGAAATTGTACAGTATAGATATCATAAAGAAGGGCAAGTTTGGACAAATTATAATAAGTCTTATGAAAAATATAATGGACTTAACTATTTTGAGCCTAGTAAAGGCTGGAGTAGCGGACCTACAGCATTAGACCTTGCTAGTGACCACGGACATGATACAATCTATATTTTAGGATTTGACTATCAGGGCATAGGTCCTGAACATAAACGTGTTAATAACTTATATAGCGGTACGCCTAATTACAAGCGAGAACACGATACATCAACTTATTACGGCAATTGGTTACGGCAAACTACTACTGTATTACAGAAAAATTCAAAAAAGAGATATATAAGAGTAGTAACAAACGAAATGAGTTTCATACCGGAACCTTTTGATAATTTTGCGAATATATCGCATATTACAGTGGAAGATTTAGCGAAATCTTTCAATTTTTCGTTGAATCCGTAAAAATGGTTCGTTTTGAGCCTATATCTACGTACTTTTCTTAATAAATAGTAAATAATAATGACAGCCTTACCGTAAGGTAATTTTATTTTAACAGGAGAAAACAATGGCAGATCTAAACAAGTTCGAGAACATGCTCGAAAAACTAGTCAATGAAGATCGCGCTGGAGCAGAAGAATTATTCCACGAGATTGTAGTTGAAAAATCAAGAGAAATTTATGAAAACCTACTAGAAAACGATCTAGAGGAAACTGACAAAGAAGTTGAAGAGTCTGATAAAGACGAAGAAACTAAAGAGTCCACAAAAGATGAGGACACTAAAGAGTCAGCAGACGAAGACTTAGACGAAGCAACTGACGAAGAAGTTGATGAGTCAAGCGACGATGAAGAAACCAAAGAAGGTTTTGACATGAACGAATTCGAAGTTGAACCAATGCCAGAAGCAGATCCAGCAGACGATATGATGGCTGATTTGGAAATGGGTGACGATGAAGAAGGTGAAGACGATGCTCCAGAAGGAGACGAAGACCTAGAAGATCGTATGGTAGACTTAGAAAAAGAATTAGACGACTTACGTCAACAGTTTAATGACGAAATGGGCGACGGCGGCGACGAAGGTGACGACGAAGACGCAGGCGACATGGGTGATATGGCTGATGACGAAGCAGATGACGAAGCAGAAGAAGAGTCATTTGATCTTGGCGTAGAAGAAGCGACAGACGAAGAAGTAGACGAAGCATCGAAAGATGAAGAAGTTGCAGAAAAGTCTGAAACTGAAACAATGCGTGAGTATGTTGAAAAAGTAACTGCAAGTATGGGCGACAATGGTGCAAACACTAAGTCAACTGTAGCAGGTGCAAACGACATGGGCGGAGACGCTAGTAACTTAGTTGCTGGTGGAGAAGCAGACTCAAAAGGTACAACTGGTGGCTTAGCGGCAAACTCAAGTAAAGAAGATAACATGGGTAACATCAACGTACCAGGTGGTAAAGCATCGAAAAGCATGAAAGCACAGCCAAAAGGCCACGGCGCAGAAAAGAAAAGCGCAGGCGAAACTGCTGACAATAAAAAATCTACTATTGGCAGTAAATAATTAGGAGTAGACGGATATGAATCTACTAAGCGAGAATTTGACATTCGACCAGGCGAAAATGGTTGTTGAGTCAACTGAAAACTCAAATGGAGGCAAAGATCTTTTTCTAAAAGGTATTTGTATTCAAGGCGGAGTACGCAATGCAAATGAGCGTGTTTACCCTGTAAATGAGATTGGAAGGGCTGTCAAAACTCTCAATGATCAAATTGGGACTGGTTACTCAGTTCTCGGTGAAGTTGATCATCCTGAAGGCCTAAATATTAACCTTGATCGTGTTTCACATATGATAACAGATATGTGGATGGAAGACAACAACGGTTATGGCAAAATGAAAATTTTACCGACCCCGATGGGACAACTAGTTAAAACAATGCTGGAAAGCGGAGTTAAACTAGGAGTTTCATCGCGTGGTTCGGGTGAAGTTAATGAGTCCGGCGATGTGTCGGGCTTTGAAATAATCACTGTGGACGTTGTGGCTCAGCCTAGCGCCCCTGGTGCATATCCAACACCAATTTATGAACATCTTATGAATGCACGTGGGGGATACAAGGCATACGAATTAGCACAGGCAACAAGACACGACGACAAGGCACAAAAGTATCTTAAGGAATCGCTAATCAATTTGATTAGCAAACTCCAGTGAAACTAGGAGAAAAAGTATGATAGATGCACTGAAAACACTCTTTGAAAACGATGTAGTTTCTCAAGAAGTCAGAGCACAAATTGAAGAGGCTTGGGAAGGTAAAATTCGCGAGAACAAGCAGGCTGTAACGGCTGAATTGCGTGAAGAATTTGCACAAAAGTACGAGCATGATAAGCAAACAATGGTGGAAGCCATTGATAAAATGCTTGATGACCGTCTTGCAAGTGAAATTGCCGAGTTTGCAGAAGACCGCAAACAACTAGCAGAAGCCAAAGCAAAGTATGCTGTTAAGTTGAAGGAAAACGGAGACTTAATGAAAGCGTTTGTAATGGACCAACTAGGTAAAGAAGTCACTGAATTGCACGAAGACCAAAAGAAAATGGCAGTTAACTATGCTAAACTAGAGGAATTTGTTGTAGAGGCTCTATCGAAGGAAATTGCAGAGTTCCATGAAGATAAAAAAGACCTAGCCGAAACAAAAGTACGTTTAGTACGTGAGGCTAAGAAACACTTCAATAAAGTGAAAACACAGTTTATTGAAAAGAGTGCAAAATTAGTATCGGAAACAGTAAGTAAGAACTTGAATAAAGAGATTACTGCACTTAAAGAAGATATTAACGTTGCAAGAGAAAACGACTTCGGTCGTAAGTTATTCGAATCTTTTGCAAGTGAGTATGCAAATAGTTACTTGAATGAAAAGAGCGAAACTTCAAAACTT